TAGGATTTTTGATCCCGAAAGATAAGGATCAAATGAAAGTCGAGGATGAATATTGCCGGTCGTGTAAAAAAGCACGACCAAATGTTGACTGTTCGACGTGTAGCAAGAAGATAACTGTTAGGGAAGCAAAAGATGAATGACACCGAAGTTCAAATTATAGTTCAAGCTACACAAAAAGGTTTCGATGCAGTCACGAAGGCAATAAATGAACTCGGAAACAATCTTGCAAAAGCTTTTGAGAAGACCCCTGCTCAAGTGGGTCGTCTCAATGCAGAGACAGTAAAGGTAACTTCCAGCATCAACACTCTTACCTCAAGTGTCGCTCAGTTAAATCAGAAATTGAGCGACGATAAGCCTATTGGTGTGTTTAAAAATATGAGTTGGTCCATAAAGTCCATTGTGGATGATATGGAAAAACTCATTCAGATTCAGGTTAGATGGTATGCAACAAGGTTGATTTTATGGGAAACTGCTGATGCTTTAAGAGCGGTTGCAGCAGAAACATTTAAATATGCCGCTGCAATTGATCAAGCTCGCGGTGAGATGCTTCGTTGGGAAGCTAGTTCTGGAAGACTTTCTGCTACTGTCATCAAAGATACTGATGCTATTTTAAAAGCTGTTAGAATGGCAACCACCGAGTATCCTGTTAAGATGGAAGAACTCAGCAAGTCTGTTCAAGCCTTCATTGGTGCTGGTTTACCATATGATATGATTAAGGATATGGTTTCAACGATTGCGGCGTTGAAAACCGGCTTCCCTGAAATTGATTTTGAAATGTTTGCTGTTGCAGCAACAGGTGCTTATAAAGTATTTAAGGACACTATAACAGGCGTTAATACTGAAGCGGAGAAGATGAAGGTCATCTTCGATTCAATTTCTGCCGCTCAGGCTACAGGTATTATCAGACCGGAGCAATTTACTAAAGTTCTCGCTTATCTGTCTCAGATCACACAGCTTGCCGGATTCTCTTTGAATGAGATGCTTGCTCTTAGTGTTGCTGTTACAGATACAGGAATTCAAGCTGCTAGTGCTGCTAGATTGATCGGTGGAGTTATCTCTTCTATTCAGAAAGAGCAATTTGCTAAAGGTATGAAGGTTTATTTCGATCTTGAGATAAAACCTAATGTGCCTATTGAAAAACAATTCCAAGAAATATTTGGAAGAATTAAAGAAAAAGTAGGAGACGTTATCACACCTGCCTGGGCTAGAGTTTTTGAGCAAATGGGAATTCCCCAAGACAGGTTAAAGGTTTTTGAAACTCTTATTCAGAGAGTGGATGAATTTGCTGATGCTCTAAAGAAGCTTGAAGGATCTAGAGGGGGAGTTGATTTAGCTGCTAAAGTAGCTTCTGCACCTGTAGGAAAGCAATGGGAAGTTTTTGTTGCAACAATGCGGGAATTTTCCAAAACAGCAGTGGATACTCTTCCTATAATGCAGAGTTTTATGAATGTTATTATAGATATAGGGAGGGGGCTATTATCTGCTTCTGATAAAACAGGTGAATTTGCAAGAAAGTTTGGAGAATTAGGAACAGCCGGTCAAATAGCCTATAATGTTTATAATGCTCTTGCTCCTGTAATTAGAGATTTTTGGAAAGCTTTCACTGATGTCGTTTCAGTGGTTGGATTTTCGTTAAAAGGGTGGGCACAGTTAATTGGACTTCTTGCTGAATTCAAAGAGTTAATTCGGTTAATTGCGGATGTCTATCTTGCTAAGTTGTATATTCAATTAGCTAAAGTTATTTCTTTAGGATTAGTTAGTTTATTCACACAGCTTGTTACTGCTACTGCAGGATGGGGAAATGCATTAAAAACAATTCCGATTGCTGCTGCTGCTATGGAAACTTTGGGTTTGAAAGCTGTAGCTGCTGGAACGAGTTTGACTGTTATAAGTAAGTTTTTCTCTATGGTAATGCCTGCTGCTTTGGCTGTTGGGATTTTTGCTATTAACCAGTTTTTTGACATTCTCAATAAGCAGTTTGATGAAATATCTGCCAGACAGGATGAAATATCCAATAAGTTTAAAAATCTTACTGCTACTATAACAGATTCGGCGCAAGCTTCTTTGGAGATTGCCAATCTTAAAGTTAAGATTGCTGAATTGAATAATCAAATTGAAAAAGGTGTGACGGTTGTCAATCCTATAACTGGGATGGCTACAACAGCAAAAATAACCGGCAAGCAATTAGAACTTCTCAAAGGAGATTTAGTACAATATAATTTTGAATTAGGAAAGTTATTGAAGAAGAAAAGGGAACTAGAAAAGCAAGAATTAGCAGCTAGTAAAGTCAATACACCTACGATTCCTCCTCCTACTCCTGAAAAAGCTACTGTGACGGATACAACATCTGACATAGCAAGTGCCTATAAAAGTATGATCTCTGAGATAAGAGACACTTATCAGACGTTGATTGCTGATGAACAAGCTGCATTTTCTATTGGGGAAACTGCTGCTAAGGATTACTTCAAGAATGTAGAGAAATTTGCAACTGATTCCTACAATGAAGAGTATAAAGTTATGCAGGAGTGGGTTAGCAAAACAGTTAGTGCCTACTTGAATTTGCAGGATCAGATAAAAGTTAAGTATGCAGGCAAACCTCAATTAGATGAGGAATTGGCTAAATTAAATCGTGGGTATGAAGCTGCTTTAGGTCAGATTGCCAGAACGCAAAGTGAAGCCCAAAAAAGGAGAGATACTGCAATAAGAACTGCTAGGGTTGCTTCTATAAAATCTGAAGGTGATGCAGCACTTGCCATTATTCGTGAACAGATGAAGGAATCTTCTTTTCTTAGAGAAGAGGATTTGAAAGATTTCAAATCCAATCTTGACATTCAGACGATGCTTTTGAATGATCGTTATAATCGTGGTTTGATTTCTGCCAGGGATTATTATAGCAATTTAAGAAAACTTTATGTGGATGATACTGCTTCTCAGATAAAACAATTGGAGGAGAATTTAGAGGAGTTTGAGAACCTCCACAATCAAGAAAGATTGATTTTATTGGAGCAAGGCGCTGATGCTGATGCTGCTTCTTTGGGCAATAAAATTCTCGAAGAGCAGAGAAGGGTTCAGTCGTTAATTAGTGCCTTGAAGAGAAGGGCTGCGGAAGAAGGAATAAAAATAACTCTTGAAGAAGCTGCAAGTTATAAAGCTATTTGGGAAGGTGATAATGGTATTGTAGGTGTTTGGGAAAAAGCTTTAGAAAATATGGGAACTAAATTTTCTAATTGGGGAGAGCAGATTGGGGGTCTATTTGAGGGTGTTGTAAAAGAGATGGCAAACACCTTTGAAACATTCTTCATTGATGTTTTTGAAGGCAATCTCAAGAGTGTTTCTGCTTATTTCAGAAGCTTTGCAGAAGAAGTATATCGGTCAATGGCTAAGATTCTATCTCAGCAAGTTGCTATGGCGACAGCATCAGGTATTTACGGATTGGGTAAGATTGCAGGTAATTATATTGGCGGAATGTTTGGATCAGGCGGAACTACAGCTGGATTTCATCAAGGCGGGGTCATTCCTGAATTCCATGCAGGTGGATTGATGAATGATGAACGAATCGCCAAAGTGAAAGTTGGTGAGAGGGTTCTTTCTCAGGAACAGAATAAGATGTTTGAGCAAATGTATTCCAGTATGTCCAAGAGCGGTTTAAATAATGTGCAATTTAATCTTTATAATCAGAGCGGTCAGCCTCTATCAGGATCAGCAAGTCCCCCTGAGTTTGATGGTCAGAAGTGGGTTATAAATGCGGTCATCAAAGATTACAATGAAGGTGGACCTACTAGAATGATGTTCGGGGGGAGATAAATGGCTACATTTCCTACTTTAAGCACTCCTCCAGTTTATCCTCTCCCTGAAGAGAGAGAGGACAGAACAATTGCAAGTCCTTTTGAAGCTGGTTACAGACACACTCGCACTAGATATACGAAGGCTAGAAGAACGTGGGGACCGATCAGATACGAAAACATTTATGGCAATGATGTTTCTCTTTTAGATGCCCATGTGGAGACGGTTCATGAATGTGCCGATATGTTCACCTGGAATCACCCTGTTTCTGGTCAGTATAATGTGAGATTTAAAACGGTTCCGAAGAAGCAGCCTATAAGTTATGACGGATCGAATTATTTATACACCTATGAATTTACTTTGATTGAAGTATGATTTATGCGGACTATTTCATCTTTACTTATTTTGGAGAAAAACAAACTCAGTAGCACCTATCCTTGGCTGATTCTTTTAGATATTACCATTCCTTCAACACCATCGACCACTATCTATTTGGTTAGAAATACTGAAGACATTACGTTTAATGGTCAGACTTATACAGCCTTCCCCTTTGAAGTTGAAGCTACTAAAGAGACAGCTAAAGGTCAGATACCTACTGTAAATCTTCGTGTCAGCAACGTCACTAGAGCTATACAAGTCTATCTGGAAGCTTATGACGGGCTTGTAGGTCAGACTGTGACAATGAGAGTGGTTAATCACAATTATCTGTCAGAGAGCTACACGGATTTGACGTTCACGTTTGAGATTCTAGAGTGTACTTCTAATGTTCAATGGGTGGATTTCACTTTAGGTGTAGCAAATCCTTTTAGTAGAAGATTCCCATTATACAGATATATTGCTAATTACTGTAGATACTCCGCTAAGTTTAAAGGTGTTGAATGTAAAGCTAAAGCAGGATCAGTTGTCTACTTTTCAACCACACCTTCAGACGGAGGATCGGGTTATGCTGCTGGAGATGTTCTTACTTTGACTTCGGGAGCAGGGACAGGTGCTAGAGCAGAAGTAGCTACAGTTGATGGTAGTGGAGTGGTTACTGCTATCACAGCGAAACCTGTTATCCCTGGTTATTCATATGTAGTTGCTGCAAATTTGACTACTTCAGGTGGGGGCGGATCAGGTTGTAAAGTGGAGATAGCTACAATTCTTCCCTCTACTTGCGATGGATTGTTGTCTTCTTGTCAAGCTTACAACAATGACAAAAACTTTGGTGGATTTCCTGGATTAGCTACAGGTGGGTTGAGGTTGAATTTAGGATGAACTTTGATGATCTTCTTCACGTTCCTTGGAAGCTACACGGAAATGATAGGAAGGGAATGGATTGTTGGAATCTTGCTGCTGAAGTTTATAGAAGACTAGGGAGAAGTTTACCTGAGTTCTTCTATCCCGATCCGAAAGATGATGAAGAAACTGTCCATCAATTGATAATGAAGGAGATTGAGTTTGCAGAGAGATTAGATCAACCTATCCCTTTTTGTTTTGCTGTTTTTGCTGTATATACTCCTAGAGTTAATCACATAGGCGTAGTGTTAGAAGACAGAGATCAATTTATTCACATCTTTAGGGGCGGAACAGTTAGCATAGAAAGATTGAGTTCGGTGTTTTGGAAGAATAGATTGAGAGGCTTTTATAAGTGGACAAAACAATAACTGTTGTAAAAGTTAATGATCCCCTCAGCCGATTGGATAGGACTATTGAAGTAGTCCCTTATTCATATCTTACCTTGGCGGAAATAAAGTTCCTCAATTTCCCTGAAGATGAAGAAATCATAACGTCTGTTAATGGTCAGATTGTTCCTGATGAGTTTCTTAAAAGCTCTTATTTGAAAGTTGGTGATTGCGTTTCTTTCGTTCCTGTTTTATCAGGTGGTGGTGATAGCAAAGGCGCAATGAGAGCTATTGCTTTTATAGCAATAGCTGTGGCTGCTGCTTACACAGGGGGTGCTGCGGCAGGATTATTTGGTGGAATGGCTCTTGAAGGAGCAGGTGCTGCAGGAATATTTGGCGCTCAAGCTATGGCAATAGCCAACACAGTTGGTTATCTAGCTTATGCAGCCGCAGTAATAGGAGTTACTGCTGTTGGCGGAATGATGGTGGATAAACTTCTGCCTGTAGATGCTCCTAAAACTGGAGGTGGTTATTCTCAAGCTTATAGCTGGACCCCTGCTGTCACACAACAACAAGGTTTACCTATTCCTAAGTATTATGGGTTGTTTAGAGTAAAAGGAAACATTATTTCTACCTACACCGAAGCTAAGTCAGCTGGAAGAAAAAAGAGTGAAGAAGAACCTGCTTATATCAATGCTATTTTAGGAATTTCACAAGGGCCGATAAAGAGAGTTTCTGATGTAAGAATCAATAATCAATCTTTGTTCCCATTGAATTATTCTGAGTATGTTAGTGGAACCAACTCCACTTTGATAAGTGACGATGATGCAACTGCTTCCTCAGTAAATGTGGATGTTTATATTAGAAATGGACATTTGAATCAGTCACCCATTCCTAATTTCATCTCCAATAAAACTCAATATTCTATGAATGTTGAGATTAAAAAAGCTAATGGAGCATATACTTACACAACTACCGGGCAGAATTTTGATGGATTAGAAGTTGATATATCATACCCTGTTGGTATTTGGAAAGAAAACGAGGGTAGTTATCGTCATCATGACGTTCAATATGCTGTAGAAATCAAGAAGGTTGGTGATTCTGTTTGGACAGCGATTGCTACTTATACAGAAGAAAATGTAACGGTAATTGATAGCGGATACTGGAGCTTAGGATATTGGACTGCTAGACCTTATTCTTCTGATTCTTTATTAGATTTGCCCACCAATGTTTGGGTGGAATTAGCAAAGGGTTCTACTAATCCTGATGATCATGAAGAAGGGGAAGAGGGGTCTACCACAGTAGTTCAGGACATTTACGTTGATGTTTATGGGGTTCAGATTCTTGTTGCATCAGGAGTTTCAAATATCTATGAAGGGAATTGGCATTTTGTTGGTGTAGAAACTCATGTGGCTACTGTGGTCAGACCGTACATCAAAGAGCATTTGAAAAGAACAAAGTCCATAACTCTTACTTATTCTAGTATGAATAAGCTTCCCCACGGAACTTACCAAGTGAAAGTGACAAAGTATAGTGCCGATCAGAATGGAACGAGTTATGGTGATCAGATTTGTCTTACTGCTGTTAGAGAAGTGATAGATGATGCCTTCACTTATCCCCGCGTTGCTTGTGTAGCAATGAGAGCGGAAGCATCTAGTTTTTTAAATGGAACATTTGACGCTTCTGTTTTGTGTGAGGGCTCTCTTGTCAGGGTTTATCGTGCTGATGAAGTTGTTTATGGGGGAAAGAATTACAGGTGCATTTCTGCACACACCTCTGAATTAGCTAAAGCTCCTCCTAATTCTACTTATTGGGAGCAGAAAGGCGGTAGTGCTGTTTGTGGATACGATCCTTTTACTTATAACAGTCTGATTGCTTATGGATTGGGAGATGAGGTAGTCGGACCTACTGATGGTTTGAATTACACCTGTATTTTAGAAAATACTGATTCAAACGGTACGAGAGATGTTCTACCTGCTCCTCCAAATGAAACCTATTGGTCTCAGACAGGTAGCAATGCCATAGCTCATTCAAAAAGTTGGGTAG